GGGGTTTCCCCCCCTGCTCTCTTTTCTGTGTCTTTATAGACCGTGTACTTAATTTTAGTTACTAATTTTTGTTTCAATTTTATATTGGAATTACAGGTAATACTGTGGTATGCGATGAAATATTGATAAAACCCCAATTTTTATGAATTCAACTCTTTTAGTTGTCTTATGATATTTATTTGGCCTGACTCTCTTCTAGAGTCATAACCCGACTTGTTTATCTACATGAATTTCGGAATTTTTCCTTTTTGTTTTCAATTTAGTGTTTCGCGATTCATTTCATTCCTAACATTATTTTGTGTTTTATCTTCAAGGTGTCAATTATGACTTCCCAATTTTCAACCTCTATATCTACAAAAGTCCAAAACATAGATTTTCTCGATCAACGTATTAATCAATCTGAAGTTGCTGTGAATGATCAAATTCACGACAATTCTGTTTCTTTATCTCAAACAATCACTGAATCACCATGGCAAATTTCGAGTCTTTTGACTCGTTATGTGCTATTTAGTAATTTTACCTGGTTAGTTTCTGATGCAATTTCTTTGCAGAAATTGCTTATTGATTATCCTGCAGATCTTCCCACTGGGTTTCCCCAAGCCCAAATTCTTGATTTCATGACTTATTTTCGCGCTGGCGTTAGTTTCAAATTTATGGTTAACGGCATGCGTTTTCATCAAGGTCGATTACTCGCTTCTTGGTATCCCGCAAGGAATACTATTGGTGGATTTCTTGGCTCCGCTGGTTATACATCTAATAATTATATGTCTAATCTTCCTCATGTTGAAATAGCTCCTGACTCTGGTGAGTCAGCTATTTTAACTGTTCCGTATTCTCACATCTACTCGATGTGGAATCAATTTCAACCTAATTCACTTGGGCAACTCTCCGTTGCTGTTCTTAATCAACTTCAAGCTGGAACTGGTGCTACACAATCTGTGTCTGTATCAGTTTATGTTAAACTTGTTGACCCTGAAGTTCATGTTCCGATTGTTCCCCAAAATCCTGTTTTGCGTCGTAATTTGAAGCGATCAGAAGATGATGTTGGTCTTATGACTAACTCTCTTTCTGGTCTTCAAATGCAAGGTGGTTTTGCCAAACTTGGTAAAGCTGCTATTTCTGGTGCAAAGACGGCTGCCTCTTATGAGACAGGCGATATTGGTGGTGTTATCACCGGTGGTTTGTCTACTATTGAAAATGCTGTATCTGGAATTGGTGATATTATTAATGGAAATTTTGACCTCCCTAATGAGCGTCAAGAAAGTACATTGATAGTTCGTAATACTATGACCAATCCTTCGATTGGCTCTGGTATTGAAGATGCGTCAATGCAACTTGGTCTTTATCATCGTGCTGTTCACGGTGTGCCTAAGCAATATCTTTCCACTATGTCTGATGATATGGTGTGGTCGAAATTGTCTTCTAAGTTTTCGTTTGTTGAGACTCATAACTGGCTTGGTTCAAACCTTGTCGGTGATAGTCTCTATGCAACCCCCGTTTGTCCTTCTCTGTATGCTCCGCTCGGTGGCACTAATTATACTGCTACCTGGCTTACATTCGTCGCATCTAAATTTATGATGTGGCGGGGTTCTATCAAGTTCCGTTTGGAATTTGTTGGAACTCAGTTTCATTCTGGTAGATTGCTTGTGGCTTTTGTGCCCAATCAATATGCTAATCTTGCTGTAAATACTTCATCTACACTTCAAGCTATTCAAAATTGTCCTCACGTTGTGTGGGATGTTCGTGAAAAGCATGAGCTTTTCATTGAATGTCCGTTCGATATGAATTTACCTTACTTGTATTGTCCCACTCCTCAAGAGTGGAACAAGTCTGGTGATGGACTTTCCGTTTATCCTTTAGGTGCTCGTACTCAGAATTCTTGTTCTGGTACTCTTCACATTCGTGTGTTGAATGAGCTTACTAATCCTGCTGATGCTGTACCAAATGCTCAAATTAACGTTTGGGTTGCTGGTGGTGATGGTTTAAATTTTCACAAGCTGCGTGGAAATTATGAATTTGTTGCTCCATTTAATCAACAGACTCTTGTGCCTGCTGTTTTGCAAGTACAAGAGCCTGTTGATTTGAGTGATTTAACAATGATGTCTGATGTTGGTGATGATAGTGAAGTTTCTGAAACTTCTCCATCAAAACCTGATGATTTAACCCAAACTCCTCAGAAACTGATGCAAGATGAAGAAGTACACGTCCTCCAAAAGAGTGATAGTGTGCAACTTCATTCTGATGTTGGTTTTTTTGGTTATCCTGATGTACATATGAAAGATCATCTTCGCCGCAGTGTTATGATATCGTCATCTACATCTCAAGTTTTTCCTCCAAATTCACTTCAACGATGTTTTGCCCAACAATATATCATTCCTGTTATCCCTACAATAGAGAATCATTTTATTGGTTCCGTTCCTCCTTTTGATAGAACAGCTTTTTATGCTCCTCGTTCATTTCTTGGTGAAATTTGTAGTGCTTTTGCTTTCTGGGGGGGTGGTCTTAAATATAAGATCGTCGTCTCTCAGAATGTTTTCTTGCCTGCGAATCCAACCAATGTTAATGAAATAAACCCTTTTCATCCTTCTAGTTTGATTCTCCGTGTTGCTCACGCCCCTGATGTATACGGAGGACCTGCTTATTTTAGTAATACTGGTCCTGCCTCTCCTGGTACTGACGTTATGTTAGGAATGGAACAGTTTGCTACTTATGAACAAGCTATTGGTGTTCAACCTTGTCTTGAAATCAATGTGCCTTGGTCACAACCAAATTCTGTCGCTTTAACAAATTATACTTGGGATCAATATCCTGTTAATTCTCTTGCTACTTCTGGCAAAGGAATTAACTCCCTTTCAAATTATTTTAATGGATCTTTACTTGTGCAAGTTGAGACTAATTCTCCTTGCCAAGTCCGTGTTGATATTTGGATGGGTGTTGCTGATGATTTCTTTCTGACATACTCAACTTCTCCCCCTCCTGTTAGTGTAGCTGGTCATACTCCTCAATAAAATTTTCATTTTGTGTGTGTGTAGCCTTTGTGGTAATTCGCAAAGAAGAACTGGTACTCTGCCAGTTGTGATAAATAACCTTTTGTTTTGAAACGTTTAGATTTACTATTCTTTAGTTAGAATTATATATAGAGAGCGCGATGAGTATGCTCTATATGAACGGTCTGTGTGTGCAACACAGATAATATCTATTAATAAACGAGAAAAGAGACTGCTATCATTGGTCTCTGGTCCCCGTTAACGTTATAAACAAATTGCCTTTTGTTACCTCATGGTTGTTTGAAATTTTGTAAGTTTCAATCTACCTTCTCGCCTAGAAACGAGAGAAATGTATTATAAATATTTGATTAAATGAGTTATTTAAGTCCTATGTCTGCCTCGGATTTCTCCTACCTTAGTCGGTGGAGACTCGATTTTGAGTCGCCTTGGTGCATGATTTGGATACTTAGATGTACAATATTTTAATTATATGTGTTTATAATATACCCTTACTATTTAATAGATCTGGTTGATTACCTAGATCTCTCTTTGCTTACAGAGAGAAACAATCCGCTGGTAGCTCAGCGTAATAAAGAGCTCGGAGTTGTCCATCTAGTTAATATGGATCCGTTAGTGTATCCGGTTAGTCACCCTTTCCCGAAAGTTTTATACACTTTCAAGTTTTACTTTAACTGTTATTATGGCCGCAAATCAAGAAATTTCGAAATTTGTTACCCCTACTATTGTTGAAACTGAAACTTATGTTCCCTCTTCTTATACCGAACGTCGCCCATCTTATATTTCTTATGAATGGACAACGTTTATGTCGCCTCTTCCTCTTCTTGAACGAGCATATCTTCAAAATGTCTATCTTGGATGTTCTGATGTTTATATGAAGCGTGTTACCCCTTTGACTGAAAGTACTTTAGATTCTATTCGATCTTATTTGAATAATCATTCAAGTTTAGAGTTTGGAGTAGATGAGGATGTGTTTTCTCATCGAACTTCAGTTTTCTCAGTTTATCATTCTTTTTCTGCTGTAGATCTTGCAGAAATGTGTGATCGTTATTCTGATTCATTTTGCTCATTTTGTGGAGTTGCTAATGTCTTGTTTAAAGACAGAGGTGCTTCACATCGTGAGTATCATGAAAAGTTTTCAATATCGTTTGCTTATTTGTGTTTTCCTGTTGGGAAACATGTCTATGATGTTGCTATATTCAAACCCCCTCCTCATTGCACTTTGTGCTTAGGTCGAGAGGACTCTTTTTTGAATTCTCAACATCATCAATTCGCTCATGAATTGTTGTTTAACTCTTTTGGATTTGGCTGTCTTCGCTGTTTCTCTTTGTTTGATAGTGTTGATGATTTGCAGTGTCATACTGTAAATCATCATCTTGTCAAACATGTGTTTGAGAAACCTAGTTATCTTCAGTCAGTGTGTGACGTTAGAGCCTGTAAAGAACAATTACAACGTTCTTATCCTACTAACCCGATTATGAAAAATCATATCTTGCCTCTGAATGTGTTTAAGGCAAAACGTGAGTTTTGGATTGAATATAATCAGAGATTGGATAGAGCTAAAATCCGAAAGGATTCTGGCTCAGTTGCTTTGGATCTTCTCCGCATTAACAAAGCGAAGAAGTTATATTTACCTCACCTCTTGTCTAAAATCGCTAAATGCGATTTGTCTGACTTAGAGATGCAATTTTCCTTGTTTGACGTGAATGTTAATTTGTTACCTGATAAATTGATTGATGCATTCAAAGAGGCTTTTGCTGCTTGTACAGCAAAACTCGATGGATGGAAACAGTCTTTAATTCGGTTAACGAAGAAATTTTACGATGAATATGGAAAGTTGATAGTGATCGTTATTTCAATTTTATTGTTGAAATTAGCAGATCACTGTTTTGGATCGAACACTTGGTGGTCGATCTTTTCTTTTGTGTGTTGTTACATTATGTCATGTCAACAATCGATGGTTCTTGATGAAAAAGATCAGCGTATTGCTGATTTGGAATTATATATTGAAACTTTTGGACCTGCAGACCCAACAGAGGATTCGCCTCAATTAAGTAAGGATTCTCTGGAAAATCTGCTCCCCCATAGTGACAATTCTATCATTAAGATTATTTCGATTGTTGTTCGTTCAATGGGTCTAATTTTACCCACTGCTGCTGTAGTGAGTCAATTTTTGGACTTTTGTAAGATGACAAATGTGACTGCCAATGCGTTGCGAAATTGGAAATCTTTGCTTGAATTCATTTTGAATAAAGGTAAAGATATCTATGTCTACTTTGCAGGTTCTGAAGAAGAACGTGCTTTGTTGAGATTTCGTAACGCTGATGGTGTTGTAGATTGGATGTTTGAAGTGCAAGATCTTGATTCAGAAATGAATCGTAGACTTTTGTATTTCAGTGATAGTTTGCAAGAACGTGTGTATCGTGCACAGAAGCAAGGTTTTCATTATCTTGCTCTCTCAGTAGAGCAACATGATTCGAAGATTGAGTCTACTGTGCGCTATATTTTACGCTCTGTTGATCTTCTTGTGAAAGAAGCCAATAGAGCACGATTTGGTGCTGGTTTTCGTTTTGATCCGATGGCTATTCAGATTGAAGGAAAAGCTGGCATTGGAAAATCGTCCTCTATGGGATTGCTTGCAAAAGCAATCTACAGTGAGTACGATGATTCTCGTGTTGATTTCACGTATGGTCGTGTTCCTGGTCAGAAGTTTTGGAATAATTATCGTCGCCAGAAAGTCATCCTTATGGATGATGCTTTTTGTGGTGGTGGTGATCGTTATGAACAAGCTGTTACAGAATTCATTGATATGAAAACTAATACAGCGTTTACTGTGGAACAAGCGGCCATTGAAGACAAGGATATGTACTTCGAAGGAGAGCTTATTTTGTTTACAACTAATGGTTTAGGTTTAAATTTAAACAATGTTGTTGTAGATCCTCAAGCTGTCTATCGTCGAATAGATCTTTGTGTCTCAATGAAATTGAAGAAAGAATTTTGCGGAAGCAAAAGTCAAGATTCAATTAATGTGCGTGATGTTGATAAGGTTCCGGCAAGAGTTAGAGATAAGATGGAACATGTAGAAATGCATGTTGTCGATCCTATGGATAATTTTTCTTTGATTAAAGTTTTGTCTTGGGCTGATTTCGTAGAATATGCGAAACTTCAGTTTGCCAAACATGTTTTAAAACAGAAGAAGATTATGACTCTTAATGGAGCTCGTCTACCTAAACTTGCCCGTAGTATGATTGCAGAGATGTACGTTGATCTTGAAAAGCATCCTCAGCTTGCTGAAGATACTATTCCTAAAGATCGTTATAACGGAAACCTCAATAATTATGCTCAATGGACCGGTGGTAATCCTCATCGTGTTATTCAATCAACTTTTGTTGATTATAACGCTATGGATGAAACCGATGAACCTGGACATGGATCCTGTGTGGATCGGCTTTGTGTTGAGGAAGACTCTTTGATGCGTGAGCAAATTAACAAACCCAAGTTATTGCGCTATTTTGATGATTGTGTAAAACAATTTCAAAGTATGTGGCAAGGGTGTAAAAATTTGTGGAAACGCGCTCAAGAGTTTTTCCAAGACAACAAAATCAGAATTCTTATTGGAATGGTTGGTGGAATTGCTGGATTATATTCAGCTTCTGGTCAAATTATTAAAATGTTTTCTGGTGGGTTAGTCGATCTTACTATGGAAATGACTCCTTCAGGTGATGAACGTTCAAGTAAATTTGGTCGTCGAAAGCTTATTGTTAGACGTCCTGCTCTTAAAGATCTTAAGATTCAGGGCTCTACCGACCCAAATGCTATGGATCTTGTTAGACATCGATTACCATCGAATGTTTATACAGTCCAAGTTAAAGGTCCAATAGGTACGATTGCCAAAATGTATTGTATTGCTCTCGGAGGACGTGTGTTGATGATGCCTCGACATTTCTTTATGGGAATGGAAGAAGGCTCAACAATAACTGTTTCTGATGGCAAAGTTCTCTTTGAGGAGTTAGTTGATGAACAAAAAATTCGTGAACTGGATGAGCTTGACATTTGTTCTTATGAAATGTCGGCTCGATTCCCTCTCCAGAAGAAAATTGCTCATCTTTTCATTGATGAAAATGATGTTAGCAAAATTCAACTGTGCGAGGGAGCCATGTTTACGTTGCAGGATGGATCATTCTATACCGCACATGGTGATCTCTCTCCTATTGATGCTCGAGATAAGGCAACTTATAAAGGGTCATGTAATGGAGAGACTCAAGCGTACTTGATTCGAAAAGGATTTCGACTCAATGTGCCTTCAAGTGTGGGAGATTGTGGTGCTCCTGTAATTGCTTTTGACCCTAAACTTGCTGGAAAATTTGTTGGAATACATGTCGCTGGTCGTCAAGGACAGAATTTATCAGTATCTGTTTTGGTTACAAAACAAATTACTGAATTTTTATTGTCGCAGTACGAAACTGGAGACCTTTCAACAAGTGATTTCAATGGAAAATATCTTGGAGAAGATGTTCCTCTACTTGAAATTGAAGGCAATTTTACGGAAATTGGTACTGTTTCAAAGGAATGGGCTTTGCGCCAACCCGAGAAACATGATATTGTGGAATCTATCTTGCACGATAAGATATTCAAGCATACAACTGAACCTAGTATTTTACATCCGAAAGATCCTCGAAACGAAAGTGGTGTAAGTCCACTCAAGAAAGGTGTTGAAAAATATGGCACACCTACAAAGATGATGCCATTAGATCTCGTTGACTTTGCTTGCAAGGAATCTGATGCTGAAGAGCTTCAAATTCTGCGTTGGCCTAGAGGACGAGATCGCAACACAACTATTGAAATGGACTACGTTATGAAAGGAGATGGATCGAATACACATAATGTGAATACGAAGTCATCTCCCGGATGGCCATTAGTACATGAAGGGAAAGGACGGAAAGGAAAAACCTGGCTTATAGATGTTAGTGACGACGGAAAATTCACTCCTTCACCTCGACTTATTGATGAGATGAAGAAAGTGTTCGAAAGTTGGTCACGGCTTGAACGTGATGAGAATAGTGTTTGGAGTGATTGTCTAAAGACCGATCGTGTAAAACTTGCAAAGGTTGCAAGTGCTAGCACTCGTGTTTTTACTATCGCTCCTCTTGCTTTCTCATTGTGTGCTAGAGTGTTTTTGATAGATTATCTGACTGCTTTCCACAAGGCTTATCTCAAATTCTATAGTGCAACTGGTATGGATCCTGAATCTTATGATTGGGAAATCATGCTTCAACGTCTTGAAGAAGTTGGACTTGAAGGATTTGATGGTGATTTTGAAAAGTACGATGCTAAACTCATGCCTGAGCTTATGCAACGTGCAATGTCAAATGTGTCAGATTTTTATGATCTGTATGTGGATTCAATATCGTTCGACTTTGGTCGTGGATGTAAATTCACATTCAGTAAGGAGGCTTGCCGAAAGATTCGTGAGATTATCGTTGATGAATTAATTCATCCTCGACAACTTGTGTTGAATGTTCTCTATATGAGTCATCAAGGGAACCCTTCAGGCAATTTAATGACCACACCAATGAATTCCAAGGTAAATGATTACCTCGGACGTATAGGATTCTATGGTGTGTATTCTCGACATATGGTTAAGAAAAATAATCTACAGGTTGAAAAATGGTTTTTGAGTGTTGGACTCTATTCGCAACATGTGAGAAACATGGCTTATGGAGATGACAACGGATATAGTGTTTCACCTGAGATGAAAGATATTTTCAATTTCGAGACATATTCTAAATTCCTTGCGGAATTTGGAATAACCTATACAGCGGCTGATAAATCGGATACTATAATTCCTTATAAGCCCTTGAATCAACTGAGATTTCTCAAGAGAGGAACCGCTGATTGGGGGTGGATTCGCGTCCCCACCATTGATGTGGAAACTATTCAAGAGATGATCAATTGGGTCAGAGCAGATAATGAACAGATGAAGATTGAACAGTCATATGTTAATATAGAAGGTGCAATGCGTTTTGCATTCTTCCATGGAAGGGCGTACTTTGATGATTTGAAATCAAAAGTTAATAGAGCTCTCATTGATGCGGGACATGTCCCTGTTTCGCATTCTTGGGATCTTTTTAATCATGACTTTAAGAACCGAGTGTCTTAAGACACACAGCTTTCTACCTGGTCTTAGCTACCAGATGTCTGATTAGACTTTTGACGAAAGTCATAGTGCGAC